TATAAACGCATCAACCATTTTCGCGAAATTATAGCGCAGTTCCAGGCCAAAGAAACTACTCAAATCGACCCCGCCATTATTTCAGCCATTGAAAATCAGATCCGTAAAGAGAGAATAACACTCGAACAATTTACGGATGGAAAAGCGAAGGAAATTTTAAAAAAATTGGGATACAATAAGTATTACGAACACATACCGTTCATAAAAGATAAGCTCGGTATTAAACCGCCAGTAATGTCGCCAGAATTGGAAGAAACTCTGTGCAATCTTTTCATGGAAATACAAGGTCCGTATGCCAGGTTTTGCCCAGACCAGCGGGTTAATTTTTTAAATTATTATTACACGATATATAAGCTTTGTGAATTATTGGGACAAACGCAATTTCTCCCATATTTTCCTATGCTGAAGGATCGCGACAAGCGAATCGAACAAGATGAAATATGGAAAAAAATATGCAAGGAACTAAAATGGATTTTTATTCCCACTCAATAACTACATAAATATATTGCGCTTAAATTGTTAATCAAGCTGGATAAACATTAAAAAGTATTACAAACGAAATTCTCATTATGGAGAATAATTTGAATACATATCACCCAAATATTGTGCATAAGCTGAACCAGTATATATACAATAAGAAAATACCCAACATTATTTTTCATGGAAGTAGTGGATGTGGTAAAAACACTATTCTCTCGAATTTTATTCATGCAATCTATCAGGGCTCTCAACCAATAATTAAGAACCATGTAATGACAGTGAATTGCGCATACGGTCGCGGAATAAGATTTATTCGAGAAGAACTTAAATATTTTGCAAAAACCAATGTGGACCTCATGAATGGTGAGAGATTTAAGTCCATTGTGTTATTAAACGCGGACAATTTGACAATTGATGCGCAATCAGCGCTTCGCCGGTGCATAGAGTCGTTTTGTCACTCAACGCGATTTTTTATAGTGGTTGAAGATAAAAATAAATTGCTTAAGCCCATATTATCAAGATTCTGCGACATATACGTGCCCGACCCAGACCAGCGTTCTTCAAAATACAGGTGTGCTCATTATACGAGCACAAAGGCAATCGCAACCTCAAACGCAAACGTAAAGGTTATGAATTTGCATCAAAGGGTGTTGGAAGAAACTCTTCGGTTTGGTTCTTTGCATCGCGCGCGCTTGGTTAAGATGAAGGCATTGCTACATAAATCGGGTATGTGCAAGGACAAAATCGGCACAAACGAGACCATTCCGCAGTGTGCGGAATGGTATATTCGGCTGATGCAGATATCCGAGACATTATATGAAAAAGGGTTCAGCGCATTGGACCTTATTAAATTAGTTGAACAAACCGCTGCGGACGGAACCGAAGATGAAAGAATCACAACATATGAATTGCTCATGGCATTTAGCGGCGTTAAAAGAGAATTCAGAAACGAAAAGCTGTTGATACTATTTATATTGTATTTTATGCATTTTCGTTCCGAAATTGATTTAAAAAATATTACAGTCATTTAGAATAAATCCAATTTTAATTACTTTTATTGTAACTTCAAAACATCAAAACATTGGGTTGTGCAATGGACGACTACTCTGTAACGAACCTTTACGAGTCTCGCAATGAGTTTACTGCCCGTCTTGTAAATATCCTTACGCCGCATGTGATAGAGGGAGTGCGGTCCATTTTTGACGAAGCTTGGAAACTTTGCGCGGATAACGACGAGGAGTCGAAATACTTGATGACATTTCAGAATTTCCTCTCGCGTGTTCCGAAATGGAATTCAACCATTATAGAGCAAGAATGTAGTCGAATTAAAGAACGCAGTTCGTGTAACTATATCGAAGAATTGATTGCGTGTGTTCACGTAGTGCAGTTAAAGAGTCTCACGTGTATGCGCGTTGGCATGAAAAACAAGAAGGTCAATGTAGATGTTCCAAAGGCGACCGACTTCATTCACAACGTTTACATCAATGTTGCCAGAAAACTCTATACAAATGTGTATTTGTTTGAACGAAACGTGCATTCTCTCCAGGCCCAGAGGAACCGTCGAGAAATTGAAATTATTGTGCAGGAATGTATCATGAACGCCATGCGAGACACCATCCCCATCGAAAAGCTGCTTAAAATATATATGGATCCCACCATCGAGGAGGATGTGGAAATAAGCGAAACCACCAACGTGATAAGCAGAGAAACGCTACTTGATACGTCAAATGCCAGCGGGGTTGATGTGGACGTTGATGCACTTGACATGCCCACTCTGGCTCCTTCTAAAACAGTGGCATCTAACCCCGGTAGCGGTGGCAGTGGCAGTGTCAGTGGCAATGGTCCATCAGACTCGGATGCTGAAATTATTTCTGCAATGGAGGCAAAGGAACAAGAGACGCTTAAAAGTGCGGAAGCAAAAGAAATCGAACTCATGCGCGCAGTGTTGTCTGATGCAGCAGCCGAAACGGCTGATCATGACGGTGGTAATCGACCGTCCACAAAATCAGGCGTCACGTTCAGCGATGACGTATCCGTAAAAACGGACGAACATATTGGAGACAATGGCGAAGACAGCACATTTCATGAAGCTGCTAATGACGACGGTTACGAAACCGATTCTCTTCACATTGGCGAAAGCATTAATTTGGACCTTGGAATTGAATCGGTTGGCGGTGGTGGCGGTGATTCTATTTTAGGCGATATCGAAGTTCTCTCGTAGAAACGCAGAGACACTATCACTATTCGTCAACCCGCTTTTTTATGCATTTGTCATCCATCGTAAATGTGGGCTGTTTTTCGTCCTGAGGAACAATTTTAATGATGCATTTGGATTTCTTACCGTGCAAAGGTTCAGTGCACCCCTTTTCCTTTCCTTTGCCTCGTTTTGCAGTCTTGTTTTTGTTTTTGAATATTCCGAAATTGAATACCTTATAGTTGTCCCTCGTAGTTCCTTTACTGTGTGCAATATCAGGCTGATCCTTGTCATCCACCGTGCACCTGGACCTAAAATGCTCGTAGCGTTCTCTCACGTCACAGTAGGTTAATTTGCTGCTTTTGCCCAACATTTTGTTAACTATCTCATGAAGTCTGTAAATATACCGAGAGAATGTGTCACGATTCTTCATATGGCACATTTGAAGTGGAAACGTTTTAAAATTATTGTGCAAATTTATTCGACAGTATTTGCAGGGCAGTATGTGCTGCAGACTTAAAATAAAGTTGCGGTAGTGCATCTTATCCTGTGGAGTCGGAGACACGGGATAGTTGAAACTCGTGGTGTGGAGAAAATGCCACATGCCCGGACCCCATACACTGGTGAGCATGCCGTCCCCGCTGTCATAATCACGTTTTTTAAACGTGCGGTTCCGCATAATGCTGTCTGTAATGGTGTATGATGTAGTATATATATATTCTATATTATAAAATAAAATGTTTTTTGTTTGTTTTATTTCTATTTCTACAAATTACCAAATAAAACAAATAAATTAATCATCAAAATCATTCCGGTAGTGGGGTTCTAGAAATTATTTTTGATCTTGGTGGTGGTGGTAATAATATAGTTGGCGGAGGGACCATTTTAGAAAATTTAGAAGTAGCTGTTTGTAATGGCGAGAATACATCATTAGCCCATATTCCTTCTTGGATGTTTCTAATAGTGCCATCATCATTATACGTCGTCAATTTGCCAACTCCATGGTATTTTTTCTTGTTATTAAATTAACCAACATAAACAGTGCGCGTCCCATTATGAAAATTTTTAGTATACTTGCCAGAAATAAGATTATTATTTTCCCATATACCATCTATCATATAATCACCCATATCGGAACGCTGCAAATCGGAATTGGGTATTTCTATGCCATTTCCATGCCGTTTCCCCTGAGACCAAGAACCTGTAAATATTATATTTTTCGATATTGATCTTCCTTCGCCATGTTCAACATTATCTTTAAATTCTCCTTCGTAGCTATCATACCATTCACCTTTTTTACCATCGGTGGTAGGTCGTCTTTACCAATACAATTTTTGATTATACCTTCTTTACGCTCTCCTCCTCTTAAATTTCGTTTTCTTTTATGGTGGTTGTGACGCCTGGTTTTGTGGGTTTTATTTCTATTTCTATTTGAAACTTGCCTATTTGAAACTCGCTTTCCTTTGTTTGTATAACGCAATATTAAAATAATAATTAAATTAAAATTAACACCAAACAAACAAAACATTAAAAATATCAAATAAACATTACATGTGTAATATATATAAAATGAAATGCAATTTTTCTAAATTAAATACTGCCGCAAGTGTCGCAAATGTAAATAGTGATGGCATAATTACTCCATATTTGGCAAAAAAACAATTTATCATCAACCACTTTTTTTCACCTAAAACGCACGCGAGACCGCCCGTAAGCAATACACCATTTGTTGGATACGCGTTGGCATACAATAAACATTTGCGCGCGGCTATGCCTGACATTGATAATGCATCGCATCCACAATCACAGCAGCAACAGCAACTCGCACCTACGTCCATATCTCTACCATCCTCATCCGCCAATCCGTTTGCATGTTTCATGAATGTTACAAATTCTACAAAGGTGGCCACCGGCTCAAACGAATCCGAATCCGACTCATACATGATGGCATTCGACGGGTGTAGTAAAGGAAATCCTGGTCGGGCGGGCGCTGGCGCAGTTATTTATTGCAATCGCGCGGAAATATGGGCCGATGCTAAATTTGTGGGAGCAAAGGAGACCAATAATGTAGCCGAATATGCGGGTCTTATTATGGGCCTACACGAGGCATTGAGGAGAAACATAAAACAGCTCACCGTGCAAGGCGACAGTGAGCTGATTATCAAACAAATGAAAAAAGAGTATGCCGTAAAATCTCCAAATATAAAAGCGTATTACGAAGCAGCTGCGGAGTTGGCTGCAAAATTTGAACGTGTGCACTTCAAACACGTGTATCGCAATCACAATGTCAGGGCAGACGCGCTTTCCAATGCGGGAATAGAATTGATGCCAGGTGACAAATAGGGTGACGAATGCGATTGGGTCGTTTTTGAAAGAAGTCGAGCGGATGGGTCCAATTCACTGCAGAACGGTTGTCTCCAGAAATATGGAATAAGCGTTTCTCGTCCGGGATACAATCGCTCATAAACCTTTCGGTAATAATAGCTTTCCTTATCATACGGCGCGTTGTGGCGAAACTTGTGCCGCTCTGCAAGATACTCGTCGTTGCTCACTTTTGTATTCACATAATCGCGAATCATGTCG